CACCGTTACACATCCAACCCGGACAGCCGCCGTCTGTACAAAAGTTTGATAAGTTATGTCCATTTACATATGAGCGACATCCCATACCTGCTGTACATGTATGTGATTTACCACATGGCCAACTGCCACCTGCGCATACGCTATATTGACAGCCTGGATTAGTATCGATTGTTTTAATTGCGTAGTTGCCACCAAATCCTCCAACTGAGAATGAACAACAGTTACAACATGTGTGGCCTGGGCCACCGCCGCCACCACTCCAAATTTCAAAGGTTACTTTATAAACATTATCTGGAACACACCAATAGCAACATTTACCGTTTGCTTGTTCACAACATCCACTTTCTCTAGCACACTGGTGACATCTCATGCCACGCTCGTTGTAGATCCAATTTACTCGTCTACACGCTCCAGCACCTTGCTGTAACTTACTAGAGGTAATTGCTCCAGTAGGTATGTTGTCAGTTGTGACTTTTTTATAACTTGCATACGATGCCATTACGTTCTTTCCTCAATCGTTATACAGTAAATACACGCCACCCGTAAGTGTCGCCTGAATAAACCAGGTCAAATGCCGCGCCTTCGGTATTAACTGTCATGTCTGAACTATCACCTTGAATCAATTTTCCGTTTCTACCAATTGTAAGGTTATTACTATCAAACGTTTTACGAATGTCATAAAATCTTACAATGTCACCCATTGTTGGGCTTCCTGGAAGACTAACTGTAAATCCTCCTCCATTAGTATCTACGAACAACTGTTCTCCTGAGTTAGCAGTATAGGTTGTAGTAACCATCTTGCCGTTCAGAACTCCCACAGGTATCCAAGCATTACCATTATATAGTTCTAACACGTTAATTTGTGTGTTAAATCTAATTGATCCTGCTCCTGCATCTGCGGTTCTTTGTGCTGTTGTACCGAAAGGAACTGTTAAGCCTGGTGAACCTATTGAAATTCTTCTACCCATGTTTCTTTCCTATCTCTACGTTATGCCGCTGGTACGGCTGTTTCAATACCCATAACCATTGCCGTTACGGATGCTTGACTTGATCTACAAACAATAACCTTTGTAGTGTCTGCTACAATGCCTGTTCTTTCAAGTACCCCATTTGGACCAATTGATGTCTCATACTCGAGATATTCATTTGCTCCTGGTGTACCTGATGCTGCAACTGCCAACCTTACACTTGCTGTATTTGATCCTCTATTACAAAAAGATACAGTAACAACGCTGTAAGTATCAGCTGGAACAGTATATACACTTGTATCGCTGTTTGCTCCTAGATCTGCTGATCCTAAAATTCCTGATGCCATTTTTACACTCCTATATTAGTATTTAGCCATTAAGTTTTACTTGTTAAGAAATAACTCATTGCTACTGGTGATCCACTTATACCGCCATTAAAGTTCATACCTGTTGTAACTGTAATTGGTGAATTATCTGTAGTTGAAATTGTATTTCCTGTGATATTTATTTTACCTGCTGTTACTGCGTTAACGTTCAGAGAGCTACTACCTCCACCAATTTGTGAATTGATGTATGTAATAATTGCTCTTTGCGTAGGTACAACGTTATCACTATTAGCACTCATTGTTCCGTCAGTACTAAATTCATTAATTGTTGCTCCGCCTTGTCCAAGTCCAACAGCACCTAGTGACAGTTCTTGTAGACCTGCTAAACTAAATGCGCTTGTATTCAAACTCGCACTACCTGTAGACTGCTCAACGTTAAACAAACGTCCAACTCTAAAGTTACCATCTTGGTCAGTACTTGTGTAGAACACTCTTCCTCCGCCAAACTCTTTAACTTCATCATTTGGATCATTTGGATAAACTGGTGTGTTTGGATAATTTGTTTCTGTTAAATTACCTGTACCAATATCTAAGAAATCATGTCCTGTTAAACGTACTTGTGAATAACGTCTACGTAATGTAATTGATGTGCCATGTGCCGGAGCGTTTTCAATTCCTGTATCTGGTGAAATTTGTAAATTACAGTTATAGTTGCCTGCGCTACCTAACAGTTCTCTTACAAATACAACTTTGAAGTATCTATCATCTCCATCTAATTGGAAATTAGATCCTTCTGTTGGAATATCTGATAATCCTTCTACGTTTAAGAAGTTCTGTGCTTGGAATGAATCAGCATATCCGTCGCCACTTACTGTAGCACTTGCTGTTTCAAAGTCTGTACCTCTAGCACTAAATGTAGGCTGTGTTAGTACACCACTTCCGACTCTTACTTCTGTTGGACATAGTAGTGTTTCACTTGGATCTGTAATTGTTAATGTCGGAGTAGATGTATATCCACTACCTGGATTAATAATAAAGAACTGTGTAATTTTACCAGTATCAACCTTTGCTCTAACAATCGCGCCTGAGCCGCCGCCACCTGTAATTTGTACTCTTGGCTCAATACTATAAGTTGTTGTAGCGTCAAGTGTAGCTTCTACAGCATTACTGTGGTGGAAGTTATCCCAACCTGCTGTGCTATCTGATTCTTTAGCAATATTTGCTATCTTTGTACCAGAATTATAAGCAGTAATAATACCATATTGTCCAGCGCCAACACCTGCTGTAATAACAATTCTCATACCAACGTATTTTGTATTGTTTGCTGTTTCAGTGTTTGACAATGTAATAGTTGTTGTACTACCTGCTTGTGCTGTATTAGCACTTGTTTCGTAGCCACGACCTCCAACTGTGTCTGCGTCATTTAGTAACCCATCATTGTTTAAATCAGTTTCACTAAAAGTAGATCCATCATCTGGATTTTTTAATCTTACTTCAAAGATACCATTGTTTACAACATTAGCACTATCAACAACAGCACCAAAACCATTTCCACTAATTTGATATGTAGCGGTTGTATAGTTATTACCTGCGTTAGTGTATTCAAAGTGAATAATTTCACTACCGTCTGTTAATGCTCTACCAATCTGTGCTTCTAGTTTTCTGTTGTTGACAGTTCCTGTAATTGGAATCTCTGTTGCGTCAACGCCTTCTGATACCGCACCATGATCACCGTATGAACAGTTACCATTAGTACCACGTATCTTACCGCCGTTTTCAGCTAGATAACCAATATGTCCGTAGTATGAGAAGATACTAACAAGTTCTGCTCTACCTAGGTTAGTTACCCACGCACCAATACCATCACTTAAGATTTGTGTAAAGTCGTTAGCAACAATCGAGTCGTTACCACCGTTGTGTAAATCTCCATCAACTTTAAGTCCAACACACGCTGTACCAAAGTTTGATACACCTTGTACGTATGGAGATCGTGTTTGAATCCATACACGATCGTCGTCTGGTCCCCAACCTGGATCTAATGAACAATACGCTCCTGTATCTGGACGCTTAGTTCCATATGCATTTGCTGATCCTAGTGTTCCGCTTAGTCCACCTAATGACTGATTTCTAATACCTGTAGCATCACGCAGTAAGTACATATTTTCTTTTGTACTTCCGTTAACACTATTTGAATACATTTGACCTGCTATCAGTGTAGCATAGTTACTACCTTCTGTGCCGCCGCCTGTATAACTTTGTTCTAAGTCATAAATGAATGCGTCAATGTAGTGTTTAACATCAGCTTCACATGCCGCTGTATCAAATGTATATGAAGGATAGTTGACTTCAATATATTTTGTAACATCTCTAGCAATATAATCTTTGTTAAGTAGCAATAAACGCATTGCTGCAAATTTGTCTTGATTATCAACAAACGTATTAGTTCCTCTAAATACTGGTGCTGTTGAATCGCCTGATGCTCCGTTAATGTCATAGTCAATTTTATCATACAACTCTTGTGCTAATTCTTGAACAATAGCACCTACTGCTGAAGTACTTAACGGGTTTGAATCGTTTTGTACTAATGTGTTGCCAGTTTGTTCAGTAATATCATTACCTTCAACAATATCGCTTAAAATACTTTTCATATGTAGTATTCCAGCTAATGAATAAGTTGCATCGCCTGAGTCTGTAACTGACCCTGCTGGCTCAACTCTTGTTGAACGCAATTCGTCACCTACAACTGCTGTTCTTTCCGGTACTCTAATTGGAAGAACTTCTGTGTAGGTTCCTGTTTTAACAAATACAACTTTATGTGTTTTTACTAGTTTTGGAATAGTAAATCCTGCTCCTAAAGAAACTGCATTTTTAATATTTGTTATTGACTCTGTAATGTCTGCTAAAGCACCTGCTTCTTCAACTCTTGTAGCATCTTTAATCTGTAAATATCTATCACCTGATGCAACACCATCTAATGCTTGATAATCTGCCGCCGGTGTAGCACTATCTAGTACATTTTCTACTAGAACAACTACAAAGTCTAAAGCCGCAGTATTTTGTGTTTCTGAACCTACATCAAAATAATCACCATCAGTTTGATCTTTAATCAACTGTGCTAAATCTCTAATATATCTGTTTCCGCCCTGCTTTAAATCTCTTACAGCATAATCAACAGCAAGTCCTGCTAATCTTTGGAAAGCCGCTTCATCAAAACTAAATCCAATAAAGAACGGGGCTGTTTGTGTGATAATCTGTCTCTTTGCCCATTTAGCAGTTTCGTATGCTATAAACATTCTATTTTCTTGTAGTAAAGATGCTGCATTTGGATAACGTGGACCTTTTTCAATTTCTTCACACGCATAACGAATTGTTTTCCATGGACGATCTAATGTGCCGCCGTTAGTTGGATACGGATTATTTACACCGTTAGTAGCAACATAGTATACATCTGGTGTTGTCGCAAAATCTTTCCATTCTGGAATTCCTGTAGAAGCAACACTTAATACTTGTCCTTCTGAACCAATTGGAAGTCTTGCTGGACCTGAACCACTGTAATAGAGAATATCACCTTCAGTAGTTAAGGCACTTTCTTCAGAACCTGATGCTAGATTATTCCAATATGTACCTGCTGAATCAACTGATGGTTTATTTCCTGCCGCTGATGTGTGAGCTAGTATACAAACATAACTAATTAGTCCTTCGCGAACTGCATCACCTGCGTCATAAAGAGTAGCATCAGTCCAAGTATCTTTCCATTCAATACCTTGATTTAGTCTAGCCCAATAGGTTGTATTTGGTGGACGCTGATTTTGATGATCAGCTGTACATACATATGTATAACCGCCTAATCTTACAACATCACCAATTTTATATTCTGTATTTGTTGAATCGTCGCCCCAGTCGCCTCTAAGATTGAACCCTGTTGTTACTAGGTCCCATTTTGTGCTACCTGAAGGAACTTCAGCATATACGTTATCATTAGCAACATATTGGTTACCACCGTATGTTACAAAGTCGCCTGGTTGATATCTTTCGTATCCTGACCATGTGTTTTCAAATTCCATACCAGGAACAAATTTGTCCCAATTAGCAATATCAGCTTGTAGTGTACCTAGCTGTGAGTCAGGATTTGTAGCAACTGATGTGTGGTCAGTAGTAACAATCCAAAGTGTAGCACCATAAAGTACAACGTCATTAATTTTATAACGTGTGTTATTAGTCCATTCACCTTTGTACTCAATACCTTGGTTTAAGTAATCCCATTTTGACTGATCGTCTTCAAGTCCTAATGTTGCTGTTGAAGCAGATGTGTGTCCTGTATTACAAATATAGACCGTGCCACCGTATTTGACAATATCGTTAACTTTGTAACGAGTTGTTGTTGCCCAATTTTGTTTCCAATCTTGACCTTCGGAAAATAAATCCCATTTTAAAATATCAGCTTCTAGTCCTAGAGCATTTGTGGCCGCGGCAGTGTGACCAGTATTACAAATGTAAATATTTCCGCCATATTTTACTAAGTCGTTTGCTTTATAAACTGTTGCTGCAGTCCATGTATCTTTCCAGTCAATGGATGTAGCAAATTGATCCCATTTTGATTGGTCATCTTCAAGTACAGCCTGCGCTGTGTGCCCAGTATTACAGATATAGATAATACCACCATATCTTACAATATCGTTAATTTTGTAAAATGTAGTTGTTGTCCAGTCTGCTTTCCATTCTGTACCGTCACTAAACTTGTTCCAGTTTACTAAGTCATTGTAGAAATTAGTGGTAGCTGTGTGTCCGGTTACACAAACATATGTTCTACCGCCATATCTAATTACATCATCTTTTAGATATTCAGCGGATGCAGTCCATGCATCTTTCCAAATAAATCTAATTCTACCGAGTTTAATTTCTGCCATTTTTTGCTCCGTTCTTGGTATTATACATATTTATCATTATCCGTTAAAGTCATCTCGTTCAATTCGAGCTGACAGGAATAAATTTAATCCTGCTAAGCCGCCGCCTAGTGGTCCGTTAATTATAAAGTCTGTGTCTACAGACGCCATTGCTTCTGAATTATTTGATCCGGCTGTGTTAGCCCAGGTGCTTTCTTTAAAATTAAGCTGACCTGCTGTTAACTCGTTAGTAAACAAGTTTGATCCACCGCCTGTAAATCTGTTTTCAATATATGCCTTTAATGCTCGTTGTGTTGGAATAATATTATCACTATTAGCAACAAATGTATTATCTGTACTAAATTCTCTAATAACAGCCTGTGTTCCGCCGACTCTAATTCCACCTAGTCTAATTTCATCTAATCCTTCTAAGTTAAAGAAGTCAGCACTTAGAGTAACTCCACCTTGTGCCTGTGAAACTCTAAACAATTCGCCAACTCTAAAGTTACCATCTTGGTCAGTACTTGTGTAGAACACTCGTCCACCATTAGACTCAACAATTTCATTTGCTTGTACTGTATCATTAGCGGGTGATTGTCCTTCAACATATAATGTCGGATAATTTGTTTCTGTTAAATTACCTGTACCAATATCCAGGAAATCGTGTCCTGTTAATCTACAACTACTATAACGCTCACGTATAGTTGTTGTTGTATTATGTAAAGGAGCCGTTGATCTTCCTAGTGTTGGAGATATCTGGAATGTAATACTAATATTTGGTGCTACTCCGGTTTGCGAATTAACTTTAACTAGTCTATATACTGTTTCATTTCCAGCAAACACAACGTTTGCTCCTGGTCCTGGTACAACACTAATTCCATTAATTTTCATAGTATTACCAATTTGTAATTCTTCTCCAAAACCGTCGCCAGTTATTTTAATAAGAGCACTCTGATATCCTGTACCTCTGTTATAAAAAATTGGCTGAGGTAAAACACCATCATTAATGTCTACAGCAAAGTACGGCTCGCCATACTCTTCTGGATCTTCAACTGTTACTGTTGGAGTTGTAATATATCCACTACCTGGATCATAAATCTTAATTAAACTAAGTTTACCATTTGAAACTTCTGCTCTTGCCCAAGCTCTTGCGCCACCTGTATAAACGTGTGCTGTACTTGATGCGTCATTCATCATTACGAATGTCGGCTTACTAGCTAGATAACCTCCAGCAATACTAGTCATACCTGCGTTTGAATCTCTAATTTGCCAATATTTTGCGTTATGACTTGATGCTGTAGTTCCTGTTGAACTTACTAAGTGGAACAATCCACCGGTATAACCAACTACCCAGTTTTCACGCCCGGAATCACCAACTACTTGTGAATCACTCCAGGTTGTTCCGTTGTGACTGTAAATTACTCGATCTGATTGTGCCATTGTAGCTACCCAAGCATTATTACCAAAAGCAATATCATTATAAACTTCCGGTGCTTGCGGTGTAACTGCGGCTCCTGAAGACCAACTTACACCATTGTCTGTTGAAATAACTGTAGTTCCATCTTCTGAAATTGCAATCCATTTTCCTGCGCCATAAGCTAGACCTACCCAATTAGTATCAGATGCTCCAGTTGCTGCAACTGTCCAAGCATCACTAGCAATTACTGTAGAATCACTTGCTGTTTCTGTTTGTTGTACATAAGCATTTGCGTTTCCTGTAGCAAGACAAATAATTGTATCACCTAATTCGCCGCCAACAGCAACTTTTTTCCAAGTTGTGCTTAATGGTAATGTTGAATGGTCAAAAGTACTACCATCGTTTGAAAAAACTAATTGATCAGACCCGTTAGACAATCCTAGCAATAATGAACCTGTTTTAGCAAATGAAACATATGATCTAGCATACGCTGTTTCATTTTGTGTCCATACACTAGTATCTAAAGACGTGTACCAATCATTTGTTCCTGTTGGAGCATAATACCACATTCCTAATGTATCACTGTATCCGATATCATGTGACCCAACTTGAACATTTCTGTCAGCTTTGGTAAAGGTTGGCGATTCAATAGTTACTCTTGGTTCGTAGTCGTAAACAGTAGTTCCGTTTAGTGTAAGAACATTGTCTTTGCCTGGAACAATATTGTCCCATCCAGGTTGACTGTCACTATCTTTATAAACTGTTGCTACCTTTGTAGATGCGTTATAATTAGCAATATAGCCATATTGTCCTGCTCCAGCACCTTCTTTAATTAAAATTCTCATACCTAGAAGTTGTGCTTTTGTACGAACTTCTGAAGCCGCTAAAGTAATGGTACTTAGATCACCACCTTGTGCTGTGTTTGAAAAACTTTTAAAGCCATTGCCGCCGACATTTGTACTATCGTCTGGTATTGCTAAGTCGATTCTTGATATAGCACCTTGTCTAATTTCGTCATACTTCATAAGTAAATCAGTACCTGATGCTTGTGTAACAGATGTTGTAGCACCAGTATATGTTTGTCCTGTGTTAGTATAAGCAAGAGCAAAAATTTGATTACCGTCTGCCCAAACTTCGTCAACTGTTGCTTCTCCGCTTTGGTTGTCTACTACAGCTACTTGTGGAGTTTCAGTTGTGTCAAATCCTTCTGATACACTACCAAATTTACCATATGAGTTATTACCGTTAGTAGCACGTAAAATACCACCATTTTCAGCAAGATAGCCAATATGACAATAATATGTAAACACACTAACTAATTCTGAACGTCCTCTATTAGTTGCCCAGTATCCGATACCATCACTAATAACTTGTGTAAAGTCGTTAGCAACAATTGATCTGTTACCGCCATTATGTAACGCTCCATCAATTTTCATACCAATACATTTGTCGCCGATTGTTGTAACACCTTGAACATATGTTGATTTATTTGATACCCACACACTTTGATCATCTGGACCAGCGCCTGGATCTAAAGATACAAACGCATTGCCTGGAATAGGTCTTTGTGTACCATAATCATTATTTCCAGATAACGCACTACCTTGAAGACCTCTAAGTGTTAGGGCTCTAATTCCGCAACCGTTTCTAACTCTAAACATATCAAGTCTAGCATTATTATCAGGAACAGTAAGCTCAATCTGAGGCTGGATTATTCCGTGTAAATTAATTCTTTCACCTAATACAATATCTTCGCCTTGAACTGCTGGACGTATAGTTGTTGATCTTAATTCTGAACCAACTAATGCTACTTTTGAAGGAATACTAATTGGTAATATTTCAGCAAAGTCTCCGCCCATAACCTTAACAGTTGCTCCTGCGCCAACTCTATTTGGCTCATCTTGTAGAAGATAATTCATAGCAAATCTTACAGTTCTAAATGGTGCGTTCAAGCTGCCGCCAGATGCTGTTTCGTCGATTCCGTTACGTGAAACATAATAAACATTTTCTTGTAAATCTAAACTGTCCCAAGTTGGTAGTCCTGAAGTTGCTCTTAATGCTTGTCCAGTACTGCCAATTGCTAAACGTTGTGTATCAATTGCTGTCGAATCTTGATCTTCAAAAGTTTTTAAATCACCTAGTCTTGCTAGTTTATTAGTACGTGTACCAAGGATCATAATTTTCCAATAATTTTGATCCGGTTGTTCTACGTCTTGGTCAGGTCTTGAAGCAGATTCACTTGAGTAGTGATTTGCTGTACATACATATGATGTTCCTTGCCATACAACAATATCTCCTTGATAATATTCAATATTATCTTCCCAAGTATTACGATATTGTCTACCCTCAGAAATCTTTTCCCAATAATCAGGCCAATTGTCTGGTTGTAAGTCTGTACTATCTTGAATAGCAATATATAAACTACCCGATAATCTAACTACATCACCTGTTTTATAATCTGTAATTGTACTATCATTTTCTGGACCTGGGTTATTCCAGTCGTATCTAAATCTATATCCTTCAAATGTAAGATTCCAATCAGTTCCTTGATAATTACTAGGTTCTAATCCTACATTAAATGTTAATGCTTTGTAAATGTAACCACCGTACAACACTAAGTCGTTTGGCTGATAGTATACATTGTCTGCCCAGGCTTCGTCGTATGTTGATCCTGGTAGCCAAATTTCCCAATAATTAGAATTATAATCATTGTAAAATGCATCATCGCCGTCGCCTGAAGTGTGGCCGACCAAACAACGCATAATGTTTCCGCCTCGTTTAACAATGTCATTCTTTTTATATCTGTATTCTGCTTGCCAAAAACCTGAAGTTACACCTGTATCATCGTTGGTGCTTGTAACGTATTCAACTCCGTCATACACAATATCCCATTTAGACTGATCTTCTTCAAGCCCAAGCGTTGCGTTATCTGCTGAAGTGTGTCCTACAATACATTTGTAAACATAGCCACCGTACTTAACAATGTCATTTAATCGATAACGTGTACCAATTGCCCAATCAGCTCTCCAGGTGTCACTATCTGACAATACTTCCCAGTCATTTTGATTAGCTTCTAGACCTAAGTTTGTATTTGCAGCCGAAACGTGCTGTGCTGTTGCTTTATAAACTTTACCGTTATATCTTACTAAGTCGTTAATTCTATATAATGTATTAATAGTCCAGTTGTATTTCCAATCTGCTGAAGATACAGCAACAACTTTCCATTTTCCAATATCAGCAACTAGTCCGTCTGTACCTGAACTAAATGTTGCGGCAGAAGTATGTCCTTCAGTACATTGGTAGATACTAGCTCCATATTTTACAATGTTACCTACACCGTAGTCTGTACTTACTGTCCAAACTCCTGTCCATGTAACACCTTCACTTTGTTTTTTCCATTTAGGTTTTGCTGGTGTAACATCAGTTCCAGCTAAATCATTTGTAAATGATCCTGCGCTGTGTGTACGTAAACAAACATACGTGTAACCGATATATTCGACCATATCGTCAACAATATAATCTTGACCACCGGACCAGGAGCCCTTCCAATTAAATCTTATTCTACTTAGTTTAAATTCTGCCATTGTTTCAACCTTTTATGTATTTATTATACTCCTGTAGGGTAGGTATAACCTTCGTTAATCCTTGCCACTAAATTTCCACTATCATCTACATAGTAGTTAATGTTTCTATTATCCCATTTAAATTGTTCATAATTTAGATTAGCATATATTCTTTCATGGTTAACATTTCTTCCTTCGAAAAAATCTTCACCTTGATCGAAGTCTTCGTAATTTTCTGCTGGATCTCCTTCTTTATTAATAGCAATGCTATCACCTGCTTTAAGTTGATCAACTTTTGCTAGATAAAGGTCACCGTCATCTGTTCTACGAAGTCCGTAAAAATATCTTGCTTCGGTCTGATTGACCATATCAGCAATACTTTGTCCTAAGTTACCATCACTCATTATACAATCTCCACTATACTTACAATTACATCTAAGGAGTCTGTTTGATCTGCTGTAACGTATAGCACATTATTAGCATCCAATACAATTTTTTCACCTTTTCCTATCGGTTTTAGACTAGATCCAGGAGCAATAGGCATTCCTTTAATCATTGTTCCAATACTACTTGCTTCGTCTCCGATTTCAATAGTACAACTTACCATACTATCTGTTAAGTTAGCAATGTTTAATCCAATAACAGTTGTACTTGTTGCCGCTGGCACCGTGTACACAGCAACTCGTTCTGTTCCTATTTGTTTACCTATAATATTTTTAAAATTAGTTGCCATGTCCTTTTCCTATATTGTCAATGCTAATTTAATAGCAATTTCCTCAGCATCGTTAAATGTAACAGCACCTGTTGCTCCAGCTACTGACACCCAGTTATTTGAGATATCATAAATTTCAACTCTATCTTCAACACTGTTATATCTCATCATTCCAGTTTCAGGTGTTGGATGTCTATTTGCGTTATTACCTACTGGAATAACAAATCCACCTGTTCCTTCAACTTTAAAGTATCCTGTACCGTCTTGTTTCAATGTAGTAACAGCACCATTTACAGTATTAGTTATCGTATTTCCGTTAAAACTAAAATTCTCAATAGTTACAAAACCATTACCGTTTGCTCTCAAATTTAAGTTTTCGTTAGTAGTAATAGTTTCTAATGTATTTCCACTAATAGCAATATCATCTACTTCTAATCGCTGTATGTCAAATCTATTAGCTGTAACATCTGCTACTAATGATCCACCAGCATAAAATCTCAGTGTATCATCGTCTGCTCCAGGTGTTAATTCAGCTGTAATATATGTATCGCGATCATCGTCATATACTCCGCCTAGTTGAATCCAATTTCCGTCATATGCTTCAAATACATTTGAATCAGTATTATAACGAATCATACCAGTTGTTGGTGATCCAGGACGTTCTGCTGTAGTTCCTCTAGGTAGTTTTACAGCTCCTGTACTATTTACAATTACATTTTGACTACTTGGATCTAAACTAATATCGCCAGTTGTATTAGATATTACGTTATTACTAAATGACAAATCGTCAATTACAATTGACCCTGTACCGTTAGCTGTAAAATTAATATTGCCATTACTAGCAGTTGTAATAATAGTGTCGTTATCAATAACAATATCGTCAATAATTGCTTTACCGACATTCATTTCTGCCCATGATAAATTAGGTGTACCTAAGTTATATGTATTATCAATATTTGGAATAATATCACTATCAATTTGCGCATTGATCTGTATAGTATCAGTATCTTCGTCACCTAGTGTAATATTTCCGCCAACTGTTACATTTCCTGAAACATCTAAGTTTCCTGTAATATTAACATTATCTAATAAATTAATTGTGCCAGCACTAGAATTAATGTTTACATCACCGCTTGTACTACTAATAGTATTACCGCTAATTCTAATGTTACCACTTTCAATCTTTGTTCCATCAATGATAGTTGTATTAACACCATCAGTAAATGTAATACCTTGATTGTTATTAAATAAGAATTCAGCATTTGTAAATGTTACTTCACCTGTTTGCTGATTAATTCTAAACAAGTCGCCAACTCTAAAATCACCTTTATGATCAACTGTACTAAAATAAATTTTAGCATCGTTGTTAGCAACTATTTCGTTAGCTTGGATTACTTCTGTAACATCGTTACTAACATCTTTACCTGTGCCAATATAAGCAAGATTCATACCAATAGCATAAACTACACAGCCAGCACCATCTCCGTAAATTCCATAATTACCATAAACACTTGCACTAGAAATACTGCGTACTTCTCCGCCGAAATCACTTGTGTCAATTAGTGTTAATGCTGTTGCAGTTCCTCCACCACTAAACTCAATATCTTGAATAAATGTGTCGTCGTCTGTAATAATTTGCGATCCGTCATCGCCGTCGAAAGGTAGTTTTAAAACAGTATACTGATCAACTGATGTTGCTGAGGTTGGAACTGAAAATGCTGTATCTTCGCCAAAGCCTTTTCTCACTCTCATGTCGTCTATTCTGCCAGCAAATCCTTGCGTGTTAGAATATGTTCCGCCAATTGATAAAGGCTTAGTTGTTCCTAAGTCAGTTGCGTTTGTTGTTGTTGAGTGAACAGCACCGTTAACAAATAGTGTTAACGCTGTTCCTTTTCTTGATATCATAATATGATACCAAGTTGTATTAATTAATGTTATTCCTGGTGCTAGTACAGTTGTATTACCAATATCAACTTTAGGTGCTCTATCTACTGTATAAAAATGTATAGCACTATCAGTATCTGAGCCTGCTCTAAAATCAAATTTTGTTTCAGTCCCAACATCGTCGGAAATATAAATCCATCCTTCGATACTAAAATCGCCTGTGCCAAAGCCAAAGTCTGTTGCTGTAGTTAATGTAAATCTATCACCTGTACCGTCAAACAATCCTGCAGCTGTTCCGAACTTGACTGGAGAAGATGTAGCAATTTGCGCATTGCCTACTGCTGTAACAGTTTTTCTATTTCTACTCAACGGTAAAATAAATCCACTTACATTACCGTCAATAATAACTTCGTTTGTATCTACACTTTCAATAGTCGATTGTGCTAATTGTGTTCCATTAGCATCTTTTAATGTGATTGTTTCTCCGGCAGCCGGAGCAGACCCGCTAAGTCCGCTATATTTAATTCTAGTTTTACCGTCGCCTTTTAATCCAGCAGTACCTTCTACAATTTCAATACCTTTGTCAGCAAAATATGTAAAACCGTTTAACCATTCAACTCTAGAACCGTTAGTAATTTTAAGCCCACTTACGCCAGGTGTAATAAATGTAACACTATGGAAAAGCATTGACGCTTCATTTGAGTTTGAATCAGCAATACTGCCGTCAACTAATGCTCCACGACCAGCATCGCCTGATTCGAATCCTCTTGGATCTAAATTTGTTGTAGTTGTGCCTTTTGTAATTACACTTACATTTCTAATATAAGGAGATCTTCCGTAAATGCGTACATTGTTTACAAATTTAAATCCGTATCCAGTATCGTTTCCGCTGTTATAATAAAAATCTTTTAATGTTAATTCTTCAACGGCAGTATCTCCGTTTAAATGAAAAGCGTCATTACTTTGTGTGCCACTGGTTGGGCTAATCTCTACCGAACGTAAGCTATGTCCTTTTACTGTTACACCTACCGGCACAACTAGTGGAAATGCTTCTTGATATTGTCCTGGATAAATGTAAACTGTATCGTTTGTTCCGGCCAGTTCTAAACCTTTAGCAATAGTTAATACTGGATCTTGCGGGTGCGTTCCTGTTTGTGTGTCAGAACCATTAGTAGAAACATAAATGATATTTCCCGGAACACTAATAAGATCAATACTACCAAAATCTAGATCGTTTGTAGTAAGTGTATTAGTTGTTACGTTAGCAAAATATCCTGTAGCCCAACGTTTGTTACTATCACCGATGTTATATGTATTATCAACATCCGGCATAATATCACTAGCAATATCTGCGTTAATAAAAATGTTATCAGTATCGTCGTCGCCAATTGTAATATTACCATCGGCGCTTATATTACCAGTTGCGTGAAGATTCCCTTCAATTCTAGTATTACCAACAATATTTACTTCGCCTGTGCCGTTAGCTCTAATAAATAAATCGCTATTTGTATTAGTGTTTTCTAAAAAGTTGTTGTTTATTTCTAAGTCACCAACAAGAACTCTATTTCCAACAATAGTGTTATCAGCAGTAGCAATAGCAAATTCTTGTGCTGTCGTTGAGATAGTTGCAGTATCACCGTTAATAGTAACATTGCCAATTTGGAATACGTTATTTGTTATTTCTAGATCTGTAACTCTAGCTTGTCCAGCAACGTCTAGTGCGTATTGTGGATTCGTGGTCTTAACACCGATTCGACGGTTTGTTACATCCAAGTATAATAGGTCTGTCTCAAAGGCTAAATCCGTCCCATTACGTAGGAGGTTTTCCTTTAAGAGAGGACCCGATATGCGACCAATTGCCATCTTCTCTCCTCAATACGGGGATCCTGTCCCTCTAGCCTAAGTTTTCAGCTTGCGCTCTTTGCTGGCTAACCACAGTTTGGACCTGCGAACTAATTTGGTCTTGTTCGCATTAATATTATTTATCCGTATTGGGAAATTAGTCTAATATAAGGTTAAAAAGATAGGCTAATTCTTCGACATCTGATGCTTCAATACTTTCAACTTCGCCAGCCGCATTAATCCAGTTAGATCCGTTCCATGTTTCAACATATTCTAGATCTAAATTGTACCTTGTATGCCCAACTTCTGGTGATACAGGACGTTCTGCTGTAGTTCCTTGAGGTACAACCATACCACTTGGGTTATCAATTTTTAAAAATGCTCTACCATTAGTATTAGTAAGTGTAAATTTAAATATAGCGTTAGTAGTGTTAATTAAATTACTATTTTGTAAATGATAAAATCCGTCATCAATAATAGTTTTACCAGTGCCATTAGATCTTAAAATACTATTTCCACCGTTAACATCATTACTAACAGTATTACTATCAATACTAAATTTATGATCACTACTAAATCCGTTTGATTCTAATAGTGTTCCGTTTAGCGTATGATTTGTTTGAGCGGCTGTAACAAAATTAAATTGATTATTTGAAAGGTCTAAATAAGTATCTCGATCAGTATCATAAATGCCATCAAGTGAAACACTACCTGAAGTTTCTACACCTTCAAATGTGTTATATGTTGTATTATATCTTAAAGCACCTGACAATGATGGTCGTTCTACTGCTGTTCCTTTAGGCAAAATAATTGTTCCTGTAGTATCAATTAATAGATTGTTTGTTGGAGACAATTCAACATCTCTGCTGGTTCCGCCTAAATTATCCGTAACAGATGTCCAATAATCAATACTAGGAGCATTTGTTATTGGAAGATTATATGTAGTATCGTTTACTAGTGAAAATCCTGCGGCATCTTGATTTGATAATAAAATAGAGTTGTAAGGATCCCATAGAGATGTTATACTACCTGAACGCCAAGATAAACTATCTGTCATAGTAGCTGTAAGTAGATATAGATATTCATATACTAAATCATTGTATGACAAGCCGTCCGGGTCTGTATACCAAGCAAAAGGTGGGTAATTATATCCAGGAGTGCCACCTGCTTGATATCCTCCACGTGCGGCATCCATAGCATCAGTTATTGTGCTTTGTCTAGTAGTACTAAGGTCACTATATAATAATGATATTTTAGGAGCAAGCAGATCCTTAAATATTTTTTCTTGGACTAGATTTCTGTTTGATCCTGCGCCGTCAATTTGATAGTTATTCATTTCATTTTGGTAAACACTAAATGTTCTGTTTATCTTAAACGCACCAAGACTTGATGTTAAACTTGTTTCTTCAGCACTGTCTGCGTAAACAACAATAGCAGTTAATCCATCTGAAAATTCAGCATATAATGTAGCATCATCTGCTACTCCATCAAAATTATTATCTAAATAACTTCCTAATAAACTTGCTGCATGTATAACTGCTTCGTCTGTAACTGTTGCTGTTCCTAGTACTGGAATTCCTAATATATTAGTAAATTTTGGTAGTACACTTCTTAATGATAGATATCCGTTAAAAATATTTGGATATCCTTCACTTGTTGAATCACCAACAACAAATTCTCCTTCAGGATCAAATTTACTAATAATTTTATTATCAGTAATCTCAATTTTTTCAAATCTAATTTTATCTGGGGCAGTTAAATATAGGTCAGCATTAGTAATATTAGTACCAATAGTTTCACTAGATATATTTACACTATCAAAATTAGCAGTTGTTGCGTAAACAGTATTCCATCTATTACTAGCTGTACCTAATCGTAACCCGTCTGAATCTCCTGGTACAAAGTCTTGACTAATATTTGTTTCAAAATCTACTGTGTCACTAGGACTGTCGCCGATATTATTAATTGCTCCGCCTACTGTAAAGTTTCCTGCTACATCAATTTGTGGCGCAGTAACGTTGCTTGTAAAATTAATTTCTCCTACTGAGTTAATATCAATATTAGATACTGTAGATTCAATATTATTTCCTGACACTACAATATTAGACAATGAAACTTGTCCGGGTTCTAATGTAACTACATCATTATCTTGTCGAATTTGTACTCTAGTATTATCAGCAAAAATACTTTCCACATCAAAACTTGTACGTTCATTTTCTAAATCAACTAAAAATTTATCACCGACTCTAAAATTACCTCTTTGGTCTTGTGATGTAAAGTAAACTTTTGCCCCATTTAATTCTGTTATTTCATTTTCTTGTAAAGTTAAAGTATTATCGTTTGTAACATTTTTGCCAGAACCGATATAAGCAAGATTATGATTAATAGCATAAACTAAACAGTCTGCTCCGTCTGCTACAATTCCTTTATTGCCGTAGACACTAGCACTAGCAATCATTCTAAGTTCGCCGCCGTACTCTATTGTACTATCTTGTAATAATCTACCTTCTGTTCCCTGCTCAACTTTGATAGATGTTTCAGCAAAATATGTAAAACTATTAAGCCATTCTGCTCTTACACCGTTTTTAAGAACTAATCCTGTAACTCCAGGTGTAATAAATGTAACACTATGGAAAAGCATACTTGCCGATCTACTTGATTGTGCTACTACATTTCCGTCAACTAATGCTCCTCGTCCAGCGTCTCCGCTGTCATAACCTCTTGGATCAGATGCTGATGTTGTACTTCCTTTTGTAATTACACTTATATTTCTAATATAAGGAGATCTGCCAGGCTCTTGTTCAAATACAATATTATTATAATCGTTAGCAAATCTAAATGCGTAACCAGTATCATTACTGCTATCATAATAGAAATCTTTTATTGTGAGATTTTCTATTGTAGTATCTGTGTTTAATAAAAACGCATCATTACTTTGTGTAGCACTAGTAGGTAATATTTCAACTCCTCTGATACTATCCCCTAGTATAGTTACACCTTTAGGAACAGTCATTGGAAAATCTTCTTGATAACTTCCTGGATATAGATAAATTAAATCGCCGTCTTTAGCAATACTTAATGCTTTTGTAATAGTAGCAAACGGGCCGCCTACATTTCTTCCATCATTGTTGTCGTTACCGTTGCCGTTACTTACAAATATTAATCCTACATCTTTAGTAAGTTCAATACCTCTATAGATAATACCACTAGCATCAACTGTATCTGCGTTAAGTGTATCAACATTAATTCTAAATCCTTTTCGTGGTCCTGTACTATCATCATCTTTACCAATATGATAAACATTATCTAAGTCAGGAGTAATATTGTCTTTAAAATCTGCTAAAAATTGTGCTGTGTCAGTTGAATCGTCACCAATAGTAATTGAGTTGCCACCGTATGTGATATTTCCTGTAGCATGAATGTTTCCGTCTACTTCAAGAGTATCGCCTGTTTGTAATCTTAATATTTTTGGAGCACTTCTTGGATAGTAATCGATAATGTGTTGTTTTAGAGCTTCAAAATTTGGGTGATCTCCTAACTCACGAGATGCCGGAAAGGCTTGTCCGTTGGCAAACGCAGTGTTAAGTGTTCCTGTTTTTAAAACATCATCAGCTTGAATATCGCCGTCTTCGTCCCAATCAAAAACATCTAACTCAGCTTGTGTAAACGGAGCACCTCTTAATCTAATTGAGTTAGCTTCCTCATATAATCTAGTACCGTCGTTATCAGGTGAGTCAGCGGCATTAATAGGGCCTGGATACCAATAGTTACCGTAATTGCCGTTAGAATTCCAAATTGCTGTTTGACCGTCGTATACTTCAGGTCTAATACCAACTCCGTCGTTGGTTCCTAGCGCAACTAAGCCGTCGTCTTTAACAGCAAAAGTGTAACTACCAATTCCGTTTGTAGTGATAAATCCTTCAGGGTGTGTAGATTTAAGTGTAACATCTCCTGTACCTGTACTAATACCTGTTGTAGCAAGTATAAAGTCGCCAACTTTTAAGCTATTTCTAAAAATAACATCAGGTTCGCTATTTCCTGATGCTGCACGTAATGTGCCATCAATAGTTAAATTTCTAGGAGTTGTTGTTGTATTAATACCAAGAGTATTGTCTCGTTTGACTACTAAAAGATCATTATCAAATTTAAGATCAGATAGTTCTCTTTGTAAATTATCTTGTAGTAGCTGACCACTAATACGAGCGACTTGTGCCATGTAGTTCCCCTAAGTTTACTACTTGTATTTATTACTTGTCGAAGTTATGTAATACTTGTACAACTTTGCCTGTTGGTACAGCACTGCCAAATACTAAGTAATATCCGTCTGCGTATGGTGCGTTAGGTCCGTTTAAATTTCCACCTGAGCTTTGTTGAACTGTATAGTTAGTTGTTGCTAATTGGAAAACATTTTCAATAGTAACGAGAATATTATTTTGTGATACCGGTACTGGGTAAAAACTATCTCCAGAATTTAACGGACCAAACACAGTTTCTGTTCCGTCACCGTTACCTAAATTTTGTTGAGTAATAACTGTTGGTTCTCTAAATCTAATTGGCTTCCAAAAAGATTGATGATAAACTTCAAATTCGCTTGCATCTGTATTATATCGAACCATTCCTTCTTGTGGTGTAAAAGGTCTTTGTGCTTCTGTTCCTGTTGGGACAATCATTGCTTTATCAGTATTTGCGTTAATTAGTCCAAGAGAATCAACATTTACACCTTTAGCATCAGCATTAACTCCTCTAGATGTTGTTTGTGCTTTTAAAAATCTCATCGTTAAACTTCCAAATAGCTAACAGTACACACTAAGTTTGTTGGTGCTTGTCCTGATAAAATAATAGAATCTCCGGCTTCTAAAACAACCTTTTCAGTATCAAAAGAAAATGTGTCTGCTCCTGCTACTTTTAAATTATTAACAATTTGGTTAGCGTTAGGGTCGTCTGTGCCTCTTGTTTGTCCTGATGGAACAAAATGCATATCAAACATTGAATCATTGCTTCCACCTGTATCTTCAGGTTGTGTATTACATACCATTAGTGCTGTGATAGCATATCTTTTGCCACTTGGTACTGTTAAAAGAGTTGTGTCTGAAGTTTGTATTTTTTTATTTACGATTGCCATCTTTTTCTTTCCTTAAAATAACATACTAAACATTAATGATCTATTAGTACTTATCAATTCGTCTTCGTAGTCATATTTGTTTTTATACCAAACGCCTGTATTTCCAATGTTTGGATCTTTGCCATATAATGATATCTTACTTGGATCACTAGCAATAGCAGAACTATCTTCTTGTAAAGGCATTCTTAATATGCCGTCTACTTCAATAAAAGCACTTCCAGCACTTGACAATATTAAATTGCCAGAATTTGTACTAATTGTGTTATCGGTAAATTTAACATTTTCAAGAGTAATTTGATCTGATTTGAATGAACTTACTATTGTTCCGTCAATTGTAACTCTAAACTCACTGTCTGGTGTAACTCCAGAGTCTAAACTACTATCATATAAGTTAAGTGCTGAATCACCACGTTGAATACTTTGGATTGTAATTGTTTGAATACCTGTTGTAATAGCATCATCTACATACTTTTTATTAGGTAAATCATCATCGTCGGTAACTTGATTTTCATAATCTGCTGTTCCGCTAACACTTACAACATTTGTTCCTGCGTTAATTAAATATAAGTCAGATCCGCCTGTAGTAATTGAGTTTGTTTTTATACCTCTAATAGAATTACTGTTATCTTTAAAAATAAATGTTCCGGGTCTATTAGTTTGACTTACTGGATCATTGTGCGTAGTATTTTCATCAAAAATAAGAAAGGCATCATCTTCAGTACCTCTATCAATTTGAATTCCGGCAGTGTTTAGAGTAATGCCAGCGCCTGTTTCACCGTTGTTTATAACAATTATATTGTCATCAATTATCAAATCTGCTGAATTAACTGTTGTAGTAGTACCTTGTATTTGTATATTACCTGTAACAACTACAGTACCTACTTCGGCACCAGTATCAAAGGTGATAGTTCCACCACTTGCTACTTTTACTTTGTAATTGCTATCTGATACATTTAAAATTTTTGACATATATTGTTCCTTTGAAAATTGTGTAGGACCTAAGCCCTACACAAAATACCTTTAGATAGCAACAAGTTCTAGATAAGATACTGAAGAATCATCTGCGATGCTCCAAGTATATCTATTGTTGTTTTCGTCTCTGCATGTTCTATTATATAACTTTGTTACCCATACACTCGAACCGTCAGCTGTAATGATACCGTTAATTGACATTTCGTCAGCGGCTAGCGATCCACTTGCTTTAGCAACAAGTGTACAAACACCTGTGTTTCCTCCAAGTGTTTTATCATCGTCGCAGTTGAATTTATTTACTGATCTTTGTGATAAAATCACACCTTGATCTGTAGCACTGTTAGCACCAACTTTTACATTTACTGTAATATTTGTACCATCTGCTAAGGCACCAAAGTTTCTTTTATTAATAGGTCGTCCCATTTGTTTTCTCCTTTTATGTTACGTTCTAGGTAATACGCGGTGGGTACCGCATAAGTCCTCATCTTAGAGGTTCTCTCTATGACACAAGTATTTATCATCAATACAATATAAAGGATTTTAAGTCAAGAAAAAAGACGCCGAAGCGTCTTTTTAAAGTATAAGCAAAATAGGTAGGACTTGGGTACACCTACAAGTACGGACCGAAATACCATTTCAAAACCGTACAACCTGTCCCCGCGGGTTAGTGCGATGTGACTCAGCGTATTTCTACTACCAAGCCTGGGTACCACCCCTGGACAGTCAAGTTAGACCCTTCTGGTAAAGGCCTCTTCCTTGCACTATAAACAAAAGTTAATTACTCTTCTGTTGCTTATGTACTTAATATAACATCTTTAGATATAAAGTCAACCTTTATTTTACCAAAATGTTAATTATTATTATGATTAACAGATATATGTTTCAAAACTTTACCACTATTTGGTCCGTTTGTAACAGTATATCCACTTGTACCATTTCCATACACGTTTACTTCGCTACGAGTTTTCATAAGGATCTTTTCCTTGCGTTCTCTCATTTTTTGCTCGCGGTATGATTTAAGTAGGTGATCGTATCTGTTCATTACACTCTCCTTGTTAAAGTTAAGTGCGTTCCTTCAGCATTGCGCTTACTTCCGGCCTATATCGGCTGAACGTTGTATTATTATTTAGTATCTAGTACTTGAATAAATTCGTTTTCTCTGTCCAAATATTTGAAATCAATCTTTACTGGATCAAACTTATCTAACGCATCAAATACTATTCGTGTGTCTAACTCTCCACAAGTATAGACATCTAATTGCATTAATTTTGGAGATTGTTCGTCCCATATGTGTATTGCTACATGTGATGTTTCGATAATAGTAACACAAGTAAATCCTTTGTTACCTTCCATATCACAATACTTAACATAAGGTCCCATCATAATCTTCATACCAATGTCTCTAATTAAATTAGAAGCCCAATCAGTAATAGTCTGTTCGTATATTGGAGGATTACTTACTTCTGCTCGTACTATTAAATGTTTATGTTTCATAAATTAAAGTTTATTTATTGTTTATACCTTATTTGAAACAAAAAGTCAACCAGAAAATTTAGTCAAAAAAATAGGCCCCGTAGGGCCTATTTTAATTCGGTGTCGCTTATTTGAAGCTTACATTACCATTAGTAATAGCAACAAGACCTAAGTAGTCTGCCGCATTACCTAGTGAAGAAGCAACATTTGATAGCTCAACATAGCCATAACGTGTCATAAATGATACGACTGGCTCAAATGTTGATGGATCAAGTACAACGCCACTTGACATTAGTGGGATATAAGGAGCGTAGAACGCTGGTGCGTCTGATTCGCTTGAACCTTTGTATCCAACAAGAACGCCTGTGCTGTCTGCAGCATATGCATCAACGTATACTTTCATTGCGCCGTTCAATGTACCAACCATTTTAGTGTTTGTTGGTGCTTCGAATGTGCCTTCAGTTGTACGTGCAAACGCAGAAGTTGTCGCAGACTGTAGGATTGTTAACGCAAATGGTGATACCACTGCGTAGTTACCTGCGCCACGACGTGTTCTAGCTGCAATGTTGTTAGCAACTTTGTTGATCTGAACAGCAAGAGCTGCATGCTCGTCACCAACAAAAGTAGCTGTACCACTTACTGCGGCTTGATCGTATGTTTCTTGAGCTGTACCAGCCAAGCTACGTAGAGATGCTAGGATCTCTTGATCAATTTCAGCAGTAATTTCTTGCGCTAGTGCTGCCATGATCTCTGCTTCAATGTCAATGCCCTGTTGAGCTTGAGCATCTTGAGCCGCTTCAAAAGTCCATCTAGCTGATAGCTTTCTGGTTTTTGCTTCGACTGTTTGCTTTAAGATCTGGATGCTTAAACGCTTACCAGCTGTACCTTCAAGTGCTGCAGTAGCATCAGCCGCATTAGTACTTGCGTTACCTGAATACCCTTCAGCAATTTTGAATGGTGATAGAGCTTCTTCACCAGCAGTAGCACTGTCAAAAGTGTCACTGTAGCGTACTCTTAGTGTGTGGATTTGACCCACTGGACCTGTCATCGGCTGTACACCAACTAATTCGTTAGCGATTACAGTCGGCATAACACGTCTGATTACCGGAAGGATAACTCTGTTTAGTGTAGCAACATTACCTGCAGATGAAGCACCTGCTGTAGCTGTCTCTGCCAAATACTTTTTAGTATTTTCTAGTGTAACACCCATAACAGCTTTCTTGTTGCCGTCTAGGCCTTCAAGAAGTGCACTTTTTGTATCCTGCCAGCGACTTTCTAGTAGTTCTGACATAATTTTCTCCTTATTTCAATCCTGCAAGTCTTCTTAGATCTACAACATTATCTGTAGAACTTGAGCTTGCAGCCATGTCATTAATTTGTTTATTGCCTGTGATTTGTGTGCCTTCGGTAAGTGTTGCCTTGCTATCCTTCGCTGGGGTGTTTCCTGCTATTACGCTAGGCATGTACTTTTCAAAAGACTTGTGTAGTCTTTCAGTCTGTACAGATTCCAGCAAGTCTGACATGATCTCTCTTTGGTCATTGTTAAGTGGACCCAATAGTTCATTCATAACTTCTTTTCTGTGTGCTGCATTTTTAGCAGATCTAATTTCAGCGTCTTTGCTTTCAACTAGAGTTGCCTTTTCTACAGCTTCTTTTTTAGCTTCAGCTAATTGCTTATCTTTCAACTCAACTACTTTTATTAGTTTTGCTGTTTCAGATTTCTCATTGAGGTAACTGTTTTGGTATTCGTTGCTGAATGCTTCAAACAATTTACGGCCAAAGTCGTTTTCACGTGCCGCATCAATGTCTTCCTTAAGCTGACTGATTTCTTTCTTCAAACCTTTGTCAACTGTTTCTACAACTAGTTTTGTTGCGCCGGAGATAAACTCTTTCTTAACTTTAGCTAGATGTGTTTTAGCTTCACGTACTAAACGTACTTTCGTTTCTGCTAAATCTTTTTTATCTTCATAAAATTCTGCGATTTCATTAGACAAAGAATCTACAATGAACTCTTCAAGTTTATTAAACTTGCTAGCCATTGCTTGCTGATCTTCGTGAAGCTCTCCAATTTCTTTAGATAGTTGATCTACAACAAAACTTTTCATTAGGTCTGCGTTCTCACGCATTGCTACTGCATATTTTGCTCTAGCTTCAGCTAACTTTTGGCGATCATCGGCGAATTCAGTGATTTCTTCCGCAAGTCTTTCTTCAAGCATTTTATCAATAGCTTCTACCATTGTATGCTTATCATGCTCGTACTTTTGAGCAAATTCCTCACGGAGTTCAGCTGTGGCATGCATCTTGTTCTCTTGAACTCGAGCATTCCATGCTTCCTCAATTTCTTGTCTGATGTCTTCTGAAATAGCGTTATTTTCAAAGAGTGCTTTCAGTGCATCTAACATTTATTTTCTCCTTGTTAGCGAAGGCCGCTGATAATATTAACCAACGATTCCTTCAAGTATTTTTGTGCCTTTTCGTCGCCCTGTAATTCTTGAGCTAATTTAAGTGCCTTATACCCACCACGGGTATCTATTAAGTG